GCACCATTGGCGCCGTCCGACCTCAGGAGATCTTCAAGTGTGGTCCTTACAGTCATGAGGCCATGCACCGCCTCAAGGAGGTTTTCTCGCCCAGACCTTGGGACTCCTCGCCCATGGTTTTGCGGGGCATCAAGGTTTACTGGATCTACGGGCCCATGCAAGATGTTGAGTTTGCTGAGATTGCTACGCGCGTTTGCGCGGAGCAACTCTCGGACACTTCTATCGGTCGTACCATGTACCTCATCGCCGCGGGTGATGATAACATTGTGTGGTTGCTCTACCGTGGCTTGATCCATCGTATTGAAAGCGACTTCAGTCGATTTGACCAGTCCAAGTTTTTGGTCTGTCAGAAGTTCGGCTTTGAGATCGATCGAGCCGTTGGCGTTCCGCCCGAGATCATTGAGCATTATGAGGCGGGGTGCGTTGAGCCGTGTCGGTTTCCGCTCAGGCGCATCGGCTTTGCAAGCCAAATCACGCGCGACCTCGGCACGCAAGACACCGGGCGCGACAACACTTCGACCAATAACACGGAGGTCAGTATTGGTTCCATGACCGCCGTGTTGTTGTCGCCTAAGGGAGATCATCATGATCGCACCATTTTCGACCTTGTTAATGACGAGGATGATGTCAGTATTGCTGAAGTGTTGCGGCTGCGGTTCTTGGATTATGGCCTTGCTGCGAAGATCCTTTTCGTACGCGGTACGCCAACTTGTCCCGCGATCCAGGGTGCGATCTTTTTGAAGCACGTGCTTATGCGCGCCATGCCCCCCCTTGACGCCGCTGCGTGGAGCGTGGCGCCGGCGCAAGTCTACCTGGCTTGCCCTTTGCCCTCGCGTTTCCTGAAGATTGGGACTTCTTTGCGCGCGCCCAGCGCCATTTATCGCGTCCCTGAGCCCTATGCCAGTCAGGCTTTTCTGCGCGACCAAGCGCGCGGCATTCGCGCCGCTTGGCTTCCGCCATTGTTGTCCCACTTTGTGCGCAAGTACGATTGTGCGATTCCTTTTCCCACCGCGCTTATGCGAGTTCAGGTGGATGACGTCTCGGCCCAACTCGTTCAACAAGAGCATCGCATGCGCGCCGCACCCGGCGACGCGATGTTCTTTGGCGTGCGTAAAGACGCTTGGACCGTTGCCGATTGGACGCCTTGGTGCGTCGCACGTTACGGACCCGCTTGGCTCAGTACACCTGAGTTTGCGGAGATTTTCCTGCAGTCGCCTGCTTTTTGCTTCTTAGAGCACCCAATCTTTGAAGCAATGGCGCGTGCAGATTATGCGTAGGCGCATGGGTGGCCGCGTCTTTAGGTGGATGGCGACGCGGACGGCTTCCCGAGCCAGTGAATTCGGGGGCCCCGATTGATAGTGGTGGTGTCGGGGAAAGTTCTTGGAACTAGTGAAATCCAGGGCATAACAACCGCGTATATTCTCCCGCGTAAAGAAGAATCATTCCTCGTCTCCGTGTTCCGCAGATCATGAATGCCAGAGGCGAAAAGGGAAACACGTTCCCGCGACAAGAGAAAACAGACCGAGACGTCTCGTCAGCGCAAGAAAAAGGAGATCGAGACAGTTCGCCAGCGCAAACCGGCGCCATCGAAGATCCAAAACAAACCCTTGCCGAAATCCAAGACCTCTCGAGCTCAACGCAAGCAACGCTCAACGAC